ATGCCTAGAAAAAAGATTACACCAAAAGAATTTAGCGAAGTCGCTACAGGTGTAAGACTTTCATCACATGAGAAACTTTGTGCTGAACGAATGAACAACATTTTAAAATCTATAGATGAAATGAAAAAAGAAATTAAGTCGTTAAGACAAGATGTTTCTATGGGTAAAGGTGGACTTAAAGTTATCTTAGCTATTGGAACATTAGTTGTTGGAATTATAGGGTTTTTTCAGTTTAAGTGAAATTTATACTAGCGTTTAGCATTTGCTCGGCAATCACAGGATATTGTAACAACACAGCGACATTACCAACGGAGTTTAATAGTTGGTCAGAGTGTGTTGGAGCAGGAGGTAAATTAATTCAAAATTTTTCAGTTGAAATGAAAGACCCTATTGAAGAAAAAAAACTTTATATGAATTATTTTTGTAACGAAATAGAAAAGGAAAATGTATGATAATATATGGATACTCTGTAAAAACTTGGAGAGATAAAGCAGTTATTTACTGGCGTAACACGAATAAAAAACTTTTTACATTATTTGTGCTTTGGTCAATAATTCTTTGGACAATGTAAGATGTGGTTAGCGTTATTAAAAAATCCTCTTACTAAAATTATAGCAGAAAAAACTTTTGGTGCTATTCAGCATAAATTACAAAAAGATAAAATTGTAAGAGAAAAAGAATTAGACGCAGTATCACAAATTTCAATCGAACAAATTAAACAACAAGAACATTCATGGAAAGACGAGTGGTTGGTAGTTTTCTTTACACTATTAATGGCTTTTCATTTTATTCCATACACACAAGACACAATGGAACGTGGTTGGGCAATATTACAAAATGCTGACCCTATGTTTTGGTACATTATTTTAACAATAGTGGGAGCTTCATTTGGAGTAACTACAATGAATAAACTCAAAAAGAAATGATAGATAGAATTTTATATAATTTTTTTGGTTGGGTAGATAGTCTTTTTGAAAAATTAGATGAAGTTTTAACTTTTGATTTTCCTAAATCTAAAAAGAAAAAGAAATGAGAGATACTAAATCATTAGAAAGTTTTTTAAAAAAGATAGAAACACAAGCAAAAGAAAAAAATGTTTTTCGTCATTTAAAAAAAGAAGTTGAGCATGGTGCTAATGGTACAAGAGATTATGTTATTAAAAAAGGTATTAACAAAGGTAAGGTTGCTAAATGAAAATATCAGAAAATACTTCAGTTGCTTTACCAATCAGAAATTTACTTGCGATTGTAGGAGCAGTAGCAATAGGTGTTTGGGCTTATTTTGGCATTATTGAAAGATTAAATAGTTTAGAAACTAAAAACCAATTATTTGAACAAGATTTATTAGCGGCATCAAAACAATTACCTATAGACCAAGAACAATTCATGTTGTTGGAACACATAGCTCAACAAGTAGAAAAATTGGAACAAAACCAAGAACAAAATATGACTAATAAAGTCAATATTTTAAGACTTCAATCAGATGTAGAACGATTAAGAATTGATGTTGAGAAGTTAAAAGACAGTGTTAGAGCAAACATTGGAAAGTTAAATGGTGACCACTAATGCAGGTATCATTAGTTTTTGCTCTTTGTCTTTTTATAAACGGACAACTGGTTGAACACAGAATACAGGACAGTCTATCTACTTGCCTTAAAATGAAACGTGAAGCTACTCGTAACATGAGTATGGACAATAAACAATTTATGTGTGGTGAAGTAACAGCAGAGTTAGAAGAAAACGTAGATGGAAGCAAAACCATTAAAAGAATAATTCAAAATAAATAATGGCTAAACAAAAATTTTTACATTTCGTACCTAGAGAGAAACCAAAAAAGAGAAAAGGAATACATGTCAAGTCAAGAAATAAAGGAAGTACCTTTAAAAAATACAACCGACAAGGAAGACCACAATAAAATAGAAACTGTCCTACAAGAGTTACCACAATTATTGGTAAACCATGCTTATAAAAAATTAAAATCTGGTGAAGACTTAACTGCTTCAGAGATGAAAGTATGTTTAGAAGTTTGCAAGACATACAGTAAAGAACCTTTATCTAAAAAAGAAGATAACATTTTAGACGAAGTACCATTTGACAATGGATAAACGATTAAAGAATTTTAAAAATTTTTTGTATTTATGTTGGAAGCATTTAAACTTACCTGAACCAACACCTATACAATTCGATATTGCGGATTATTTACAGTCAAACGAAAAGAGACTGGTAATAGAAGCATTCAGGGGCGTAGGTAAATCTTGGATTACCTCTGCCTTTGTATGTCATCAATTACTTCTTAATCCTCAAAAAAATATTTTGGTAGTATCTGCTAGTAAAACTAGAGCAGATGACTTTAGTACCTTTACACAAAGGCTAATAGGTGAAATGCCATTGTTACAACACTTAATACCTCGAGATAATCAAAGACATTCTAAGGTATCATTTGATGTAGCACCTGCATTAGCTTCTCACGCACCCTCAGTTAAATCTATGGGTATTACAGGGCAGTTAACAGGTAGTAGAGCAGACATCATTATTGCTGATGACGTAGAGAGTGCTAATAACTCTCAAACACAGTTAATGAGAGATAGATTGTCTGAGACAGTCAAAGAGTTTGATGCAATTATTAAACCTAACACTGGTAGAATTATATTTTTAGGAACTCCTCAAAATGAGATGTCATTATATAACACATTAGAGGAAAGAGGTTTTAAAACAAAAATTTGGACTGCGTTAGTACCTAATGCTACACAAAAAATTAGTTATGGTCATAAATTAGCAGACATTATACAGGGTAAAGAAGGTGAACCTACTGACCCTAAAAGATTTGATAATGTTGACCTAATGGAAAGACTATCATCTTATGGTCGTTCAGGTTTTAACTTACAATTTATGTTGGACACTAGTTTAAGTGATGCCAACAGGTATCCATTAAAACTAAACGATTTAATTGTAGCTTCAGGTTGTTCTACATGGAAAGAAGCTCCTGCTAAGATACAATGGGCTTCATCACCAGAACAGATGAAAGCTATAGACCCTGATATACCTAATGTGGGACTTAAAGGTGATTACTTTGTAGCTCCTATGATGATGAGCGAAGAATTTACGCCATTTGAAGGCACAGTCATGTCTATTGACCCTTCAGGTAGAGGAGCGGACAAAACAGCGTATGCGGTGCTTAAAATGCTTCATGGAGTGCTTTATTTGACTGCTATAGGTTCTTTAGATGGTGGTTATAGTGAAGATACAATGGCTAGACTAGCAAACATAGCTAAGAAGAATGATGTGAACTATGTAGTCATAGAAAGTAACTTTGGTGACGGTATGGCAACTCAGTTGTTAAAACCTGTCATGGCAAAGATACACCCATGTGAGATAGAAGAAGTTAGACATAATACACAAAAAGAAAAACGTATTATAGACACACTTGAGCCTTTAATGAACTCACACAGGTTAGTGGTAGATGACTTACTGATACATGAAGATTTTAAACTAGAACCTGACCATCAGTTGTTTAGACAGATGACTAGGATAACTAGAGACAAAGGTTCATTAAGACATGATGATGCTATTGATGCTTTAGCTATGGCGGCTAAATATTGGGTAGACAGATTAGATAGAGACCAAATCTTATCTTACAATCAACACAAAGAAGAATTGTTAGACCAAGAACTAGAAAAATTTATGGAACACAACATAGGAAGGGTTCAGGAAAAAGACAGATGGATTTAGAAAAGACAAAAGAAGCTATTAAGAAAGAAGAAGGCTTTAGATTAGAAGTTTACAAGTGTACTGAAGGGCATCTTACAGGTGGCTATGGACACAAAATGTTAGACGGAGAAGAGCCACCTAAAGACCACGCAGGTTGGTTAGTCTTGTTTGAAAGAGACTTTGCTAGAGCTGTTACAGGAGCAGAAGATTTGTTGATGATATGTCCTAATATTGATGAAACTGCAAGAAACATTGTGGTTGAAATGGTGTACCAAATGGGTGCTTACGGGGTCTCTAAGTTTAAGGGTATGCTCAAAGCTCTACAAGATGAGGACTACAAACAAGCTAGTGTAGAAATGCTAGATAGTAGATGGGCTAAACAAACGCCTAATCGTGCCAAACGAATGGCAGAACGAATGGCAAATATTTAAGAGAAAAATCTGAGGGGGTATTCGTATCTACGAAAAGGTGAGTTTCCCCTATAGACGACCTAAAAAACTCGCCACAAAGTAAAAATAACAGGCATTATGCGGATTTTTTAGCACAATAGGATAGTATATCCTTTGTATATGCTAGGCGTGGGCGTACTTTTTTTATTTTTGCGTGTGCGTGAGCTAGTCTGTTTTTTTGCGTTGCACCTGTGGGCGTGTGCGTTGCTCTCTTTAAGTTCCACGCCTAGCCACACCAAAAGCACCACTACAAGCACCACCACAAGCCACACAGAGCCACGCACAGCCACGCCTTGAGGTCATTGCAGGGGTAAGGTCATAAGTAAATCAATCACTAACATTACACTATTAGATGAGAGCAAAAAAAAAGAATACTCTGTGTATCTCTTTAAGTATCTCATTAAGTATAGACCAAAGGACAACAACAAGCACAACAAAGGATAGTTATTTATATAATGATTACTAGAAAAGACTGGCTAAGGACTGAAGCAGGTAAACAATACAAAGCCAGAACCAATAAAAATTATAGACAAAAGAAACAACAAACAAAGAAAGACAATTTAAAAGTTAATAAGTCTTTTGAGTTTCATTTTAAAACAAATCAGTCTTAATTATCCACTCATAAAGACTAATTCTATCCCACATATTCCTATTAAATCCTATGTAGTCCCATAATATCCTATAAATAAGGTAAAATAAGGCTTATTTATCAACATAAAAAAAAATTAACTTTTTTTAGGTGTAAGTATTGACATGCACAGGTGGATAATATAGACGTTAATTACATTATTTTTTTACTGTTTTTTATCTACATACAAAAAACATGAGCCACACACGGTGAGTGTTGCAGGTTCAAACCTCGAAAGCGTAGAGTTTGACCTGTGGGCGTTGCGATACCAACACCCTGCAAAATACATTATCTGGGCAAGTTCGTCTTTAATGGTGTGTAAAACAATCCTAACGGGTTGCGGGTAGTCCTCACGGTTTTGAGGCGGTTGCAGAAATGCAAAGTAGGCAAAACCATAATTTGCGGTTGATAATCTGCAAACACTCAGAGCTTTTCTTTAAGTGCTTACAGATTGCCAACGCAATCACAATCAATCAACATGGAGTAAACTATGAAAGTAAAAAACATGACAAGTGCAAAAGGCAACAAGATTGCAAATCAATTTATTATTGATGACAACAATGGAAACACATTTTTTCAAAGTTACAATTCAATAATTTGTAAAGTCAATTTTGATGAAATTGTATTAGATAAAACTTACTGGAATTATTCAGTAACAACATCTAAATATTTAAATAAATTTCTTTGCATGACTACAAAAGAGGTCAAAGAAAAAATTAAATCTGGTTTATATAAACTAGCTGATTTAAATACTGGCGTTTCTTCTGAGCCTATCCCTTCATTAAATGAAAATACATGGAGGTCTTAATGAATTTAATAATAAGAAGATTATTATTTAAATTTCATATGCTGTTCACTGATAAGCACAACATAGAAAAAAAGGTCAAACTGATTTGCAAGTATGACCCTTTGAACATCTTAAATTAAAAAGAGACTTAAAGCCTATTCATTGCAGTAGGCTTTGAGACTTTTTTTAAAGTCAATATCAATCAATCAACATACGGAGAACCACTTATGCAAATCGCAAAATGTGTTCAGCGTATTCAAAGAGCGGAAAGCGTTGCAAAGTTTAAAGACAACCTTGCAAAACAAATCCACTTTGACAAATACGCAAAAGCAAAAGGCTCGGAGCGTTTAAAACTGTTCCATGAAGCTATTGCAGAAGGTTGGCTAATTGCGTGAAGCAGTTAAGCCTTTTCAGTCCTCAAGAGCTTATGAAATGCTATGAAGCAACAAACGTCATTAGCATTGTTAGAAAGTCTTTGAGAGCTACAAAACAAAAAAAGCCTGTCCCAACTACGGGGCAGGTTTTAAGATTTCCTAAAAAATTTGTCTCTTGATGATTGGGCTAGGTTGCCAATTAATTGAGGGCGAACTTGAGGAAATCAAAATAAATGCTCTTGGCTACACTGAGAACGGCAGAGCCATCTTAGATAGCCAAGAGCATATATTTACTGAAGCGTTTGCAGAAATGGAAGTTTTGTCTGCTGAAGATAAACTCGCAAAACTGCAACAAAAATACTTCAATAAATAATTAAGAACGCCGTCAAAACTTAATTAGGTTTTGTAACCTAAGGACTAGACGGCGTTTTTATTTTATACACTTTCTAAAGACTAGACGGTGTTTATTTTTAATCAACAATCAACAAGGAGTTAAAATGTATATATCTTTGCAAAACTTAAAGATAACTGAAGTAGAACTAGAAAGAGGCAAATGGGTTAAAGAAAAGTTTGTAGAACATAAACAACCTATAGAAAAACCAAAAATTGTGTATGAAGACCAACACACAAATTTAATGGACATTGTCACTGAAGCAAGACATGTGGCAGAGCGTAACCCACACAACAGAATAATTGTAAGTTTTGAACTTAACGCAGAGTTTTAATGTCTGGTTTTAAATCTTATAAAATACGAGACGGCGTTCATATCCCTTCTGACAAATATCGGAAGGGGTGGAACGATATTTTTGCAAATAAAACTCAATCAACAAAAGGACTAGACGGTGCATCAAAAACTAAAAAAACAAGTGTTATCATTTCTGGTAAGGACAAGGTCACTAAAACAGTATGATGAATTGTCACCACATCAGGTGGCTTACAAAGCTGTTGATTTAATAGAGAGAGTTATCGAGGGAAATAACCCTCCACTATTTAATCTTACAAATGAAATCCAAAAATCAACACTGGAGGATTAATGGGTAACTAAAAGTTGTACTGAAGAGGCTTTAATAGCCGAAACGCCGTCTACTACTACTAGACGGTGTATACAACATGTGGAAAACTAACATTATTGGATTTAATTCACTAATGGATTGTTGTAACTTTCTTAAAAAAAAAAAGGAGGGAAAATGTTACTAACTAAAAATGTATATAATTTTTGGGGTGTAGCTTGGTGGACAAGCTCTAAACTATATTACTAAATTATAAACTTAGATGAAGGAGAACAAATGGATATTAAACTAGGTCTATTTAATATTTATACGGAAAAGTATTCCAAATGGAATTCTTTTAAGGTAAGTAAATCAAAGCATGAAACTATTATAGATATTGCGTACTGGCGAATATTTATATCGTAATGGTTTCAAGTGTGGTTGTCTTCACTTATAAAGCAAGAAACAACACTATAAAGTATGAAAGGGAGAAAATGAAAAGCGGATTAAATCTATTAAAAATAATAGAGGAACTGCGTAAGTTTGATGCTCAAATTGAAGCTCAAGCTGTAGCAGTATTCTTTTTTGTTAGCGTTTACGGAGACAAAGATGGAATATCAATGCAAAAAATAAGTGAAGATTTAGACATAGCTCAGTCTTCAGTGTCTAGGAATGTTTATAAATTATCTGACATTAACAGACACAAAAAGACAGGGATAGGTCTATTAGAGGCTTTTGAAGACCCAATGGAAAGACGTAGAAAAATTGTACGTCTTACAGCAAAAGGTAGAAGAGTTTATTCAACTCTTTTAGAATGGGTCAAATAACAATGAAAAGCGGAGGTACAAATGCAACAACGAAATATAAAGTTGTTAACGGAGATACACCGCAAATTAACACTTAAAGGTTGGGAAAAGTTGCAATCTAAACGAGCCGAGAAAGTTATTGAAATGCTTGGTAAGGGAATGCTTGTGACTGAAGTTAACGATACCCACATAGGAAACCTTGTGGACACGTTGGAGGACAGAGGTTTTGCTCCTGCAACTATCAATCGTTATCTTTCATCAATCAGTAAGATGTTAAGGTTTGCTAATCAGAGACAGTCTATTTATCATCTTGATAGAATGCCTCATATTGAATGGCAAAAAGAAGACAATGGTAGAGAACGATACCTTGAACCAATGGAAGAAAAAGAAATTATCAGATTATTAACCGAATGGAATATGGTTGACTATTTGGAATTTTATTTGTTCTTAATTGATACAGGTATGAGACTAGGCGAGGCGTTATCTATTAAGAAGTTAATGGTACATAACAACAATGGAAACTATGTTGTTAACTTACCTGCTAGTGTCACAAAGAATGGTGAACCTAGAGGTATACCTTTAACAGAACGTGCAAAGTCTATTGTTCT